TATGAAAGAGAAACATTTAGAGTAAGTCTTACATTTGATAAAAGATCATTTAAAAAAACATTTCACGCAGTAGAAGGGTTGTGGGTAACAAAAAATGAAGGTTGGTACACACAAGAATTTAAAAATGAATGGGATAAGTATTGTGCAGCACAAGGTTATTGGTCTAGTATTTGGCACGAATTTTCAATGCAAGAACTACAAGCAATAAATAAAAAATGTCAAGAATTGGGGTGGATAAAATGAGAGGATTTAATATTGGAGATAGATTAACAACAAAAGATGGCAAACATAGTGGAATAGTAACAAAAATTGAACCAGTAATAGAAAATGGCGAATATGATTTCAAAATATCTATAAATGAGGGGCGAGAATATAAAGAATATACAGATAGTATTCATAATTTTATTATATTTTAGGAGGTGTTTTAAGTGAAAGAAAATAACATTGAAGAAGCAATAGAAAGATTGGAATACATTGATAGAGCATATAGTTGCAATAATTATTACAGTGTATGGGATTTGAAATGTATTGAAACACTTTTATCAGATTATAAAAGAGTATTTAAAGAAAATGAGAGATACCAAAAAAGTGATTATGAAACAATATGTTTAGAAAATAAAGAATTGAAAGAAATAAATGAAAGATTAGAGTCAGAAAATCAAGAATTTTTATATAAATATGGAAATGTTCTAAAAGAGAATAAAGAATTAAATGAAAAATGGGATAAAGATACACACAAATTGCAGAATGATTTAGATATTGCAAATGCTAAAATTATAGAGTTATTAAAAGAGAATGAAGAACTAAAAGATAAATATGCTACATTTGTAAAAATGAGTAGTGAAGTGATAGCTAATAGTATTCCAAAGCAAAAAGTAAAAGACAAGATACAAGAACTATTAGAAGGGAGAAAAAATGAATAATGAAGAAGCACAAAAAATATTAGATAGTATGCACGGAATTAATTTTAAAAACAAGTAGGAGGAAAAAAGATGCAAGAAGAAGCTATTAAAAGAATCGAAAAAATAATAGAAATGTACCAAGTTCAGCTTGCAGATTTAGAGGGATTATTCGGCAGAAGTACAAAGGGAAACAGGCTAAAGAAAAAGTTAGAGAAGGAGATTAGACTTTTTAATTACATACTAAAAAGAATTAAAAAGGAGGAAAAATAATGGAAATGGATAGATTAAGTTTGCTTGCAGAAATTATATATTTAAGAGAAAAAAATATTTTATTAAGTAGCATAATAGCAAATATTGATACAAAGGAGGAAAACGATGGAAAAATTAAGTAAAGAAGATTACAGAGAAGCTAAAAATTGTTTAAAAAGATATAATTATAATTGCATAACGATTATGAACATAAAATGGGACATAATGGGACTAAGTTCTACAGTTGTAGATGGAATGCCAAAAGCACCTTACAGAGTGTCGGATTCCGTTTTAAATAGTGTTATAATGCTCCAGGAAAATGAACAGCTACAGCAAAGCACTAAAGAATATAAAGCTGTAGTACAAGCATTACAACTAGTAGACACTATTACAAAAGAGATTTTTGTAGAAGAATATCAAAAACGGAAATGATAACAGGTGGAATATTGCAGACAAGTTAAATATAAGCATAGATACTTACAAAAGAAGAAAGAGAAATTTAATTTTGCTGGTACATAAGGAATTAAAAAAAGAAGCTGTTTAAGGCTTCTTTTACTATTAATTATCTTATATAATCATATATTGTATATGTGTTTTCTCCTGTTTCTTCGTTATAGTCTTCAGTGAAAAGGATATTCTTTCTATTTTCTGTGCCAACTTCATATACCCAAATTTCTTGTAAATCTTCATGGAAAGGGATTGTGCTAGGTTCTCCTACATAAGAATCTCCTTCAAACTCACATTTCACATTTTCTATATAATCATCAAATTCTTGTTGTGTTAAATTTTCCTCCACAATTAACATTTCCTCTGCTTCAAATTTTCTTGTTTTCATAATAAAAACCACCTTTCTAATTTATTTATATTACTACTAATTAAATTAATTTTTCATGTTTTCTAAATAGTCTAAGTATGAAGATATTGTCGTGTGTTCTTCATCTTCACTTTGCCCACTTAATCTAGCACTGTCTTGTAATGCTTCTAAAAGTTGCCAAGTGTATTTTAAACCAAGTGCTTGCATCCTCTCAAATTCTTCTTGTGTCATCATTTTTTCAAGTTGTTCTGCATCCATATTTAAAATTTCTTTAACTTTCATAATAAAAACCTCCTAGAGTGCCAACCATTTTGGTTTGGTCTTATCTCTTAACTTGTACTTATTATAGCATACGGTGTACCGTATGTCAATAGCTTTTATAAAAATTTTTTAATTTTTTTTCAAAAACTTTTCTATCGCTTCTACTGCAACACTTGTATATGTTCTTCCTTCTTGTTTTAGTTTAGAATCCAGAGCTTCTGCCATATATAAAGGAATTTTAATTGTATATCTTTTAACACTGTTTTTTTCAGTTGCATATTCTCTGGAATAATTACGATGTTTCTTAGTTTCCATATTAAACACCCCCTATAATAACGATATTATAACATATACGGAATACCGTGTCAACAAAAATTTAAAAAAGTTGCACCTTTTTTGCACTTTTTTAAAGTAAAAAACGTGTTATAATAGTAGTGTAAGAAAAAGATAAAACTTTTGAGGAGCTGAACATTTAATAAATGTTTAGCTCTATTTTTCTATTAGATATTTAAAAACTAAAGAGGTGTTGTATATGGATAAATTAACAGAAAGCCTTATAAAGCATCTATGCCCAACCTGCTGCGGAAATTGTGATAAGGGAGCAGTAATAATACAAACAAAAGAAATGTTACAGTTATATTGCCCAGATTACAAACCAGATAAGGGGAGAATCAAAAGTTTGGCATACAAGGATAATAAGGTTAATATAACAGCACAAAGAGGAAAAGCAATAATGGATTTGAATATATAAGGAGAAAAAGTATGAGAAAATGGACTAAACAAAGTGCAGAAGATTATATCAAGAAGTGCAAAGAAAAAGGGTTAAAATATTTGAGTGCAAAAGATTTCTTAAAAAATCACAGAACGATGCATTCTATTATAGGAGTTTAGAAGTGAAAGAAAGTACAGTATTAAATAGAATAAGCAATTTAATTGAAAATATTAACTACAAATCTATTTACGTAGAAATAAAAACAGACAATGATAAGTATACTTTAGAAAAAAGAAAAACAAACAAAAATAAAAGGGTTCTGTAAAGAGTAGAAGGTGGTAATATGGCAAAAGGAAAGAAAACAGACAATGAAACTATATATAAAATAATGATATCTATGTTTAGCACTAATAATTTTAGCGAAACAGGAAGGCAATTAGGTATTGCTACTACTACAGTAGAAAAGATATACAAAGATAACAAAGACAAGCCAGAATTTGTAAAACTATGTAATGAAAAGAAGGAAGAATTTACAGATAAAGCTAATAGACTAATAGATAAGGCTTTAAAAAGACTTGAAGAAGCTTTAGACAATAAGGAAGATAAGATACCAGTTAATAACTTAAGCACTGTAATAGGAACACTGTATGATAAACGAGCATTAGCAAAAGGAGAAAGTACAGCAAATAATAAATTTGAAGTAGATATAAAGGTTGTTGAGTGATGTGGAAATTTCTATAACAAAAAAACAGCAGGCTTTTATAGATAGTCAAGCTTTTGAAACTTTATTTGGGGGAGCAGCAGGAGGAGGGAAAAGCTACGGACAGCTAGTTGATGGATTATTGTATGCACTTAAATACCCTAAGAGTAAACAGATTATATTTAGAAGTACATTTGCAGACCTTGAAAAATCATTGATTAGGACAAGCATGAATGTATATCCGTTATCCATTGCAAATTACAATGATTCTAAACATACTTGGAAATTCAAAAATGGAAGCATTATAGACTTTGGATATATACAATATGAAAAAGATGTATATCAGTATCAATCAGCAGAATATGACGTGATACGTTTTGACGAATTGACACATTTTACAGAATTTATGTACACATATATGATATCTAGATGTCGTGGAGCTAATCCATATCCTAAATGTATAAAAAGCTCTACAAATCCAGGTGGTGTTGGACATAATTGGGTAAAAGAAAGATTTATAGATATAGGAGCACCAAATGTTATACATACTTGTAAATTAGAAACAGGAGAAACCACAACAAGAATATTTATTCCTAGTTTAGTACAAGACAATAAATTCATGCTAACATATGATCCAGATTATATAAAGAGATTAGATGCTTTACCAGAAAAGGAAAGAAAAGCATTAAAATATGGAAACTGGGATATATTTGATGGACAATTTTTTACAGAATTTGATAGAAACATACATGTAATAGAACCTTTTGTAATACCTAAAGATTGGTATGTATATTTTGTAATGGATTATGGGTTAGATAAGTTTGCTGGATATTGGATAGCAGTAGACTATAATAACAATGCTTATGTATTCAGAGAAGTGTATCAAAGCAACTTATTAGTATCTCAAGCACGAGATAAAATAAAGGAAATGACAAGCGAAGATGTATATATGTATTTAGCACCACCAGATTTATGGAATAGACACAAAGAAACAGGTAAGAGTACAGCAGATATATTTGCAGAAGGAAATGTAACACTATACAAAACAAACAATGATAGAATACAAGGTTGGTTACAGATGAAAGAGTGGCTTAAACCTTATAAAGATGAACAAGGTTGTACTACAGCCAAATTAAAAATATTTAATACTTGTAAAAATTTAATAAGATGTTTGCCACAAGTACAACACGATGCAAAAAGAGTTGGAGATATAGCAAACGAACCACACGAGTTGACACATTCCGTGGATGCAATAAGAGGTTTTTGTGTTTATTGGACACAAGAACCTATTTTTGTGCCTAAAAAACAAGAACTACCGTTTGAACTACAGACAGAAGAGGAGGAAGAAATATGGTATTAATAGCTGTTATAGCAGGGTATTTATTAGGTGTTCTACCTTATGTAATACCTAAAGTTGCTGATTTATTGCAGGAAAAGAAAACAGTAAAAAGTGAAACTGATAAAAGCAAGGAGCAAGAGGAGATATTTAAAGAATGGTTGAATGGACCACAAGAAGCGGTTAATCAGGAGGATATATACAATGAGTATATAACAGGAAAAGAAACTGCAGGGAAAGGAGCAAACTAATGTCTAGTAGAGAAGATTTAGCAAAGAAGTTTTGGAATGATTGGCAAAATGGATTGGAATATCAGAAAAAGTTAAGACTAAAGGAAACTTGCGAACAATGTGTAGACTTTTTTGAGGGCAGGCAATGGCCACAGGCAACAGAAAGAACTAAGAATATGCCAAGACCAGTAATAAATATAATAAAATTTATAGTAAATGGTAAAAAAGCAAATATTCTTTCTAGCAAAATTTCAGTTATTTATAAACCATTAGTTTACAACGCAGAAGATAACACTATGGCAACTCAAGGTGCTAGTTCTTTTACAAATTTTGCAAAACATATAAACAAAGAAATAAAACAAGAAGATTTGGACAACCAAGCTATTGCAGACGGACTTAAAAAAGGAACATATATTTATCATTATTTTTGGGATACAGAGAAGAAAACAGGAATGGCTAAGTTTGCAGGTGGACTTAATGGACAGATAATAGATTGTTTAAGCATAGTATTTGCAAACCCAAAGCAGAAAGATGAGCAAAAACAAAGATGGATTATAATTCAAAGCAGGGAAAATGTTGAAACTTTAAAAAGGATAGCAAAGAAAAATGGCATTACTAATACAGAAATAGAACTAATAACACCAGATGATGATTCAGAAAAGAACTATGACAACGAAGAACAAAGCGGAGAGGAATATGCTACAGTATTGACCAGATACTTTAGAAAAAATGGAGAAGTTTATTACACTAAAAGTACCAAGAATATGATAATACAGGAAGAAACTCCTTTAACACCAGATGCTAGTAAAATTAAGCTAGAGATAAACGAGGCAGGTAAAACAAATGAAGATGAGGAACAAATAGATCAAGATAAACCTGTTCTTGAACAATTTAAAATGACATTCTATCCAATCGTGGTTGATGCGTATGAGGAAAGAGAAAAAAGTATCTATGGAATTGGAGAAGTTGAACCATTAATTGCAACACAAAAGTCTATTAATTTCAACTATGCCATGATGCAAATGGCAAGTCAAAATATGGGATTTCCAAAAGTTATAATGCATCCTTTATCTTTACGAGGAAAACAAATAACAAATACACCTGGAGAAGTTTTAACAGATTATAGCCCAGGTTTTAATGGAATTAAGTATTTAAACCCACCAGCATTTAGTAACACACCTCTTACTGTGGCAGATAAACTATTAGAAATGATAAGAATAGTGACAGGAGCTACAGAAGTAGCAAATGGCGAAGTTTTAGGCAAAAACATGAGTGGTAGTGCTATAGTAGCATTACAAACACAAGCCAAAGTACCAATAGAAGATATGCAAAGAAGATTTTGGAGAACACATGAAAAAATTGCAAGAATATGGGAACAGTTTTTTAAAGCTTATTATAGATTTGATGTACCTTATGTAGTAGAAAATGAGGGGGAGCAAGAAGTAAATACTTTTAATGGAGCACAATACCAAGGAATAGATTTTGAAACAACAATAGATGTAGGACCTGGAAGTGCTTATTCAGAAAGTTTAAGTATTAACTTACTAGAACAAGCATTACAACGTGGAGATATCACTTTTGATAATTATATAGAATTATATCCAGAAACAGCAATGCCATTTAAGGCACAACTAAAAGAGATAAGGAAAAAACAATTATTGCCTCCAGAAATAAGTCAAAAGATAGCTCAAAACCCACAGATATTACAATACGTAATGAGTATAATACAGCAAGCAGAGACACCTGCTCCAACAGAACAACCGATACAACCGGTATAAATATTAGCCATTAGGCTATTTTTTATATAAATTCGCAGTGAATAGCGTAAAAATCTCAAAATAGAAAGGAATATTTATGGAAAAAGAAGATGAAAGCGTAAACAATCTTGAAGTCGCTGAACAAGAAGAAACAGTTGAAAGTACTGTACCTGAAACTGAAACTACTGAAAATATCGAAACAACTGAACAAGTTGAAAATCAAGTAGAAGAAGTGGAAGAACAAAAAGAACAAGAGACAGAAAAACAATCTAATGCAGAAAATGCAAAGTATGCTAGTATTCGTAGAAAAGCTCAAGAAGATGCTAAAAAGCAGATTGAACAAGCAAGAAAAGAAGCATACGAGAAAGGATTACAACAAGGGAAAGTTCAAACTTATATTGGAAAAGAAAACCCTTATACAGGACAACCGATAAAGGATGAATATGATGTTCAAGAATACCTTGATATGTATGAATTAGATTCTAATGGTAAAGACCCTATAAGTGGCTATAGGGAATTACAAAAAGATAAAGCCAGAAAAGAGGCTGAAGAAAGAATTAAGCAAGATGAGAAAGATAAACAAGATGATTGGTATCAAAATGATACTAAAGATTTTGTTGAGAAATATTCGACAGAAAAACTACAAGAGCTTACGAAAGATGCAGATTTTGATTTATTTGCAAGTGGAAAAATTGGCAAAGTGCCATTAGCTCAAATCTATGAAGATTATCAAAAACTAATAAGCAAATATGAAAAGAAATCTGTTGAAACAGCAAAGCAAATTGTAGCAAATAATTCGACAACACCAGGAGCAATAGAAGAAACTGAACCACAAGTTCTTGACTGGAATAATATGTCGAATGAACAATTTGAAAAATATATTCAAAAAGCCAAGGATGGCGAATTGAAATAGTTACTTAAGCCGAGTAGCTATTTTTTTTATTTAAAAATTTAAAAGGAGTGATGTAAAATGGCTACAAAAACACAAGTTATAACAAATGTAACAAATCAAAATCAATTATCAGCAGAGGACAAGACTTTTTATGAGAAAACACTATTAACAAGGTTATTACCTCAACTAAACTTTTATAAGGATGCAATGAAAAAGAAATTACCTAAAAATTCAGGAAGAACAATGAATTTTAGAAAATTCAATTCATTAACTGCACCAACATCTTCATTAACAGAAGGTAAAACACCAGACGGAAACAACTTAAATATTACAACAGTAACAGCAACTGTTGCACAAGAAGGCGACTTCGTAGAACTTTCTGACTTAATTCAAATGACAGGTATTGACCCTGTTATTACTGAAACCTCAGAACTACTTGGAGAAGAAGCAGGAAATGTTGTTGATACTCGTATCCAAACAGCGATTGCTGGAGGCACAAATGTGTACTTTGCTGGAAGTGCAACAACAAGAGCAGGATTAGAATCTGCTACAACTAAAAATTTAACTGCAGAAGACATCAAAAAAATTGTAAGAAAATTAAAAAATGCAAATGCTAAAAGATTTGCAGATGGATTCTACCATATGCAAGTTGACCCAGATATTGCTTATGATTTAATGAGTGATAGTTCATGGGTTGATGTTTCTAAATATGCAAAACCAGAACAAATGGTAAAAGGCGAACTTGGAAAAATGCATGGCATGAAATTCTTCGAAACAACTAACTTATCTGTAGTTGATAGTTCAGCAGAAAGTACAAAGATACCTGTACATATTGCTTATGCTTATGGTAAAGATGCTTACGGATGTATAGACCTAGAAGGTGGAGCAGGAAAACCTGAAATTATAGTAAAACCTAACGGTTCTGCTGGTTCAGCTGACCCATTAAATCAAAGAGCAAGTGTTGGATGGAAAAACTGCTTTACAGCTGTTATTACACAACCTCTTGCATTAGTAAGAGTAGAAACAGGTGTAAAAGCCTAACTTAGGGGGCTGAAAAGCCCTCTTGTTTTTTATAAACAGAACAAGAAAATAAGAAAGGTGGAAATGAAATGGCTACAAAAAAAATTGAACAAGAAATAAAGAAAACAGAACAAGAAAATAAGAAAGAGGAAACAATAAAAATCTTAATTCCAGTTGATAAATTAAACCCACAAGATAAAGAAATTATTGTTGGAATAAATGAAAAATATGCAAAAATAATAAGAGGTGTAGAAACTGATGTAACAAGACCAGTTTTTGAGCAATTAAGAAATGCAGGGTTAGTTTAATACTAGCCCTTTTATCACTTTAAAGGAAGAGCTAGTTCGATTCTAGCAGAAGTGGAGGAAAAAATGACTTGGGGAGAAATTCAAATAATAGCATTACAAAAAATGTTTGCAAAAGATGAACCAATAAAAGTTGAGAATTTAAACACATTAAGAGATGATGATGACTGTAAGTGGTATTTAAGTGCAATGCCAGCTGTAGCAAATGAGGCAATTCAAAGGATAAAGCCATATGTTAAAAACATATATGAATACGATGAGAAAAATAAAAAGTATAAAAAGACAGAAGTGGATAAGATAGATAATGATACAGATAATGATACTGTTATAAATTATCCAGAAGATGCTTGTGTTTTAATTCCTTTATACATAGCAAGTCAGCTATATAAAGATGATGACATTTCACAAGCTACAGCATATAGAAATGAATTTGAAACAGGTTTGCAAGATTTAATTTGTAATATTGAAAATCAAGAAAGTATAGAAGAGGTATATTAGTATGGCAAATTTTAATGTTCCTTCAAGTCCTACTACATATGCAACAACTGTTGCAGGTTTCTTAGGTATGGATTTTTCTTCATCTATAACGGATATAGATAGAAGAAGAAGTCCAAGAGGTTTTAATTTTATAAATAATAATGGCACAATTGAAAAAAGGAATGGATATAAAGTATTAGCATATTTGGGAGAGAAAGCTAATATAAACGGAATTTGGAATGTTGATACGGTTTCTGGAGAGTTTTTTGTAGTACACTGTGGAACTAAACTATATGAAATGAAAACAGATTTTACCAGTTACACAGAAATATTAACAGATTTGGCAGATAGAATCTCACAAGGAATTATAATAAACTCAAAATTATTAATATTAGATGGAAAGAGAGCAATTAGTTATAATTTGTTAGAAGAAAAAAATAGAGCACATTACTTAGATGAGATTGGTTATATTCCAACAACTCAAATAGCTAGAAGCCCAAACGGATTGCAAAGCCAAACATATGAGAAAGTGAATTTACTATCTGATAGTAGAATTAATCTATTCACAAGTAATGAAACAGATACAGTATATCAGCTAGACGAAACAAATATAAAAAGCATTGATTTAGTAGAAATATTAAATGATAATGGAGTTTGGGAGAAGAAAAGTATTTCGAATTATTCTATAGATACTAGTAAAGGACAGGTAAAATTCAATACTGCAATAGGTAAACCAGTTGTAGATGGAAGAGATAATGTAAGAATAAGATATACAAAAACTATTCAAGGAAGTAAGTCTCAGGTCAATAAATGTAATATAGGGTGTGTTTATGGCTATGCCGGAGCAAATAATAGAGTATTTATGTCCGGAAATCCAGATTATGTAAACATAGTTATGTATTCATACTTAAATGATATAACTTATATGCCAGTAGAAAATGTAATTAAGGTAGGGTTAGAAGTAGCACCGATAAATGGAATAGTTAAACTAATTAGTGGGAAATTAGCTGTGTTAAAAGATGTATCTGACACTGATAGCACTTTATTTAAAATTGGATATGCTACATATAATGGAGAAGAAGTATTTACTTTAGAAGGAAGTATAAAAGGAGAAGGAAACATTTCTCAACATGCTAGTGATACTTTGATTAATGAACCTTTAATTTTAACTGCAAACGGTGTATTTGCGTTAAATTCTGCAACAATAAATAATGAAACTTTTGCATATCATAGAAGTTACTATATTGATACTAAATTAAAGCAAGAAAACAATTTAAAAGATGCAATCGGTATAGTGAATGATGGAAAGTATTATTTAGCAATAAATAATCATGTGTATGTAGCAGATAGCAGATTTAAAAGCAGTTCAAGCAATTCTAAATACAGTAATTATCAATACGAATGGTTTTTTTGGATTAATTTACCTGTAAGGGTATGGTTCGTTTGGAATGAAGAACTTTATTTCGGAGACAAATATGGTAATATCTGTAAGTTTAGAAATGATAACGATGAGAATAGATTTAAAGACAACACACGTAATGTAGAAGCGGAATGGAACTCAGTTGTGTTAGACTTAAATAATCCAGTGAATAAAAAGAATATAAAAAGAGTTGCTATATCAAGCAATCCAACAAATTCGCAATTAGATATAGGGTACAGATTAAAGAACGGAGACAAACAAGTATTATCTAAAGTATATACAAATTCAACATATCCAAAAACAACAATAATAAGGAAGAAGGCAAAAAAGCTTTCTTTCTTTTCTTTGTATATTGAAAATAAAGAAGATTCAAATATGAATTTTAATTCTGTAAGTGTTATTTACACTGTTGGAAGCTATTATAAAGGAGATTAGAAATGAGTGAACCTAAGTATGATGAAGATTTAGTTAATCTTGGGTATTTGAATAAAAAATTAAATGATACCGAAAATGAAATTAATAAAGAGTATGAAAATGTTAGTAGAAATTATGGCTCAAGACCAAGTCCACCATACTATAAGGGAGATACCTGGATAGATGGCAATACGGTTTATACATGTATAAATACAAGAACTATAGGCAGTTACAATGAGGAAGATTGGACAACTGAATCTGGAGCTAAAAAAGAAGCAGAAAGGAAAAATAAAACGTATATATCACAACCTAGCAATTATAATCCAGGAGATATGTGGATTTTACAAAGTGATGAAGACCATAGAGCAGGTAAAAAAGGAGAAATTCTTATAAGTACTGCAGGTAGAAAAGAATATGACTCAGATGATTGGATTAATATGCTTGGATATGGAACAATAAAAAGCATAAATGAAGTTGCTGGAAACTTAAATAATGCAATAAGCCGAATAGGTAATGTAGAAGAAGCAATAGAAGATGGAATAATTATTACTTTTTATCAAAACACAGTACCAGAAGCTAAACATATAGGAGATTTATGGTATGTAACAGATACTCTAGAAGGGTACACAAAAGGGAAAATTTACAGATATGATGGAACAGTTTGGCAATTACTAAATGATCCAACAATAGAAGAAGCTTTTGAAAAGGCAAATGAAGCTAGACTTGTTGCAGATGGAAAAATTCAAAGTTTTTATTCAGACACAAAACCTACGCAAGATATGGGAGCAGGAGATTTATGGATAGATACTGCAAATAATAATCAGCTACACAGATATAACGGAACTAATTGGGTACCTGTATATGACACAAGAATTAATGATTTGGTAACCGATGTAAGTAATGTAACAGAAAGAGTAACTACAGTCGAAACTGATTTAGGGAAAATTGATTTAAAAGTTCAGGAAAATACAACTAAAGTTACAACGATAGAAAACCAGATAGAGGAAACCAATACAACAATAACTGAAATCAATGAAAGAATAGCACAACAAAAAATAGAGACAGATAAGATAACAAACACTGTTTCTGAGATTGATACAAAACTGGTAAACGATTATTTAACAGCAGAACAGGTTGAAGCAGAATTTGATGCTACTAAAGGAGATTTGGAAAATTTGAAACAAAAGCAAGTTGAAACAAGCCAGACTGCAGATGATTTACAAATTAAAGTTTCAAAAATAGAGGAAGATGGTGTTTCTAAAGTTAAAACTGAAAAAGGTTTTACTTTTGATGACATTGGTTTAACTATAGATGAATTAAATTCTAAAGTTAAAAATAAGCTCGATGAAAATGGCATGGAAATTTTAGACAAGACTAGTGGAACTCAGGAAGTTTTATTAAAGGCAGGATATGATGCCACGGCAGGCGAGACTATTGTTAAATCAAAAAACATGGTGGTAGAAAAGTATTTGACAATAGGAGCAAACACTAGATTTGAGGACTATGTAAACCCAACTCTTGGTGGCAAAGGAACAGGAGCGTTTACATTGTAGAAAGGAGATAATATGGCATATTGGGGAGAAATTGAAATAGTACAAAATTATCAATCCGTTGTAAGCAATTTAAGCAATGTAGTTGCTAGATATTATGTGTGCACAGATACAGGACAGGCATATTCTGGGTTCACCGCAACAGCTAATTGTTTATTAGATACAGTTGCAGAAGAAAAAACAAATCAGGGATTTGATTTTAGAAATTCAAAAAGAATACTTATAGGAGAAGTTTATGCTGATGTCACACATAATCCAGATGGAACTAGAAGCGTTTATGCTTATTTTAAATGGGAATCCGGACATAACTTAGTTGGCACTATCGAGGCGGATGCAACAAAAGTATTAACAACTATACCTAGAGCTTCTTCAGTAATAGCAACAGATGCAAATATAGGTAGTGCTTCTATTATAAACATAAATAGAGCAAGTTCAAGTTTTACACACACATTAACATATGTCTTTAGTGGATTAAGTGGAACAATAGCAACAAAAACAAGTAGTACAAGTGTGGGTTGGACAGTGCCAACAAGCTTTTATCAGAAAATTCCAAATAGTTCATCAGGAATGGTAACAATAACCTGCGATACATATTCTGGAGATACAAAAATAGGAACAAAAACAACAACAATGACAATAAGTGTTCCAGAAAGTTCAAGGCCAATAATAGATACAGCTACGGTTATCGATATAAATACAACAACAATAGCATTAACAGGAAGTAATAAAAGATTAGTAAATTATAAATCTACAGTAAAATTAGATATTTCTGGTAGATGTTTAAATTATGCAGGTTTTAGTAAATTAAGGGAGAGAAATATATATGATGTGCCTGCAACAAAAACAACAAATGGTGTCACAACTACTGTAACAGGTTCAAAAATTTTTGAAAATAATACATTAGAACAATTTAAAATTTGCTTGATAGATACAAGGCAAAAAGTAAGTGATTACAAAATATTAAACCAGGCAAATAGTAGTTTTATTGTAGTGCCTTATGTACCACTGACAATTAATGCAGAGTTCAAAAGAACGACTCCGACACGGTGGAGGAGTAAGTTTAAAATTTTCTGGAAATTTCTATAATGGCTATTTTGATTCTAATAACACTGTATTTAATACATTAGAATTTAAGTGGAGATATAAAGAAAGCGATAATGGTGCTGAATGGTCAAATTGGACTAATTTAGTTTTAAATAGTGATTTTGAGTATGGAAGTGAAAATAAATTTACAAGTAAAGGCTATATTAATTTAGGTAACAATTATGATTATAAAAAAAGTTATATTTTTGAATTGGAGTATAAAGATAAATTAACACTGTTAACTTTCCAACAATTTGTTAATGTAGGAGAACCTTGCATTGATTATGGAAAAGATAAAGATGGAGAAAACTACTTTTGGGTAAATGGAAATATTTATATGGGAAAAATGAAAAATTATACGGGATCTTGCAACAATATAAAGGAAACGTGTTTGTTATGGATTAATAATGGGAGCGATTGCCCAGCACAATTAAATAATATTAATTTTGGATTCTTATTTACTAAATATACAAGTGATAACTATATTGAGCAGGAATTTGCCGATGCAAACAGTAACCAACGATTTACGAGAAGTAAAATAGGTGGTGTTTGGTATCCATGGACGAAGATTTTAACACAAACAGACCTTGACAGTATTAATGGAGAAATAGCAAGCATAACAGTACCTGCTTTGGCTGTTTGCACAGATATAACAGAACACGTTTTGACAAATTTTACAATAGCTAAAGCAGGCAGGTATATGTTTTTGGCGGATGTGCCTCTAAACTATTACCGGAGCAACGGGCAGAAACCTGTATTTAAAACTAAAAGTAAACACAGTTGAAAAATATGTTGGTGGCGGAGTTATAAATGCAGAGATTTATACTTTATATAGCAAATTGGTAGCTGTAGTAGACGTACCAGCAAATGCAAGTGTAGAAATAAGTTTAAAAAATGACACAGACGGCAAACGATTTGCTTGCAGAGAATTTAACTTGCAATATTTTAAATTAAAATAAATAAGGAGAAAAGATATGGAAAATACAGATTTAGTAGAAAGATTGGTTAAAGTAGAGCAAAGCGATAAGTCTGCTCATTATAGATTAGACGAACAAGAAAAAGAAATTAACGAGCTAAAAAAAACTTATGCGATTATGGAAAAGATGGATTTTCGCATGGAAAATGTTGAAAAAAATGTTGCTGGAATAAATGCTAAATTAGAAGATGCTGATAAGAGTAAAGGTAGAAAATGGGATAAACTAATAGACTATATTTTCTACTCTGTCTTGGCTGTGATATTAGGACTTATATATATGAAATTAGGATTAAAATAGGAGGTGAAATAATATGGACATTCAAACAACAATATCAATAGCATCTATTGTTTTAATGGTAATAGCTTTTTTTATTTACATAGCATGGCAAATAAAGAAAAATGGGCTTAAAGAATTTGCAACACAAATGATAGTAAAAGCAGAAGATATGTACAAAAAAGGACAAAATGATGAAAAATTTAATTATGTTGTAGAGAAAGTGATTGCAATGATACCAATGCCGTTACAATTATTTATAACAGAAGACATGGTTAAGAATTTTATACAAAAAGTATTTGATAGTGTAAAAACAGCATTAGACTATACACCAAAAAAGGAGGAATAATTCATGGAAGAAGAAAAAGACGAAGTAATGAAAGAAATCACAGACGAAAATTTTGAAGAAATTTTTGAGGAGGAAACATAGATGGGAGTATTAGATTGTAGAGTTTTAAAAAATGAAAAATGTGAAGTATCTCAAATTTATAAGGGTGCTAGACATAATGGTATAGACTTAGTAGGAGCAGGTTACACATTAGATAATGTTGTAGCACATAGTGATGGAGAAGTTGTTGGGGTAGTATCAAATTGTAATAGAAATACAAGTAAAACAGGACAAAGAATATATGGAAACTATGTAAAAATAAAACATAGTAATGGAATGTACACATTTTATGCACACTTAAGATATGGAAGTGTTGCTGTAAAAGTTGGTGATAAAGTAACAAAAGGACAAGTAATAGGAGCTATGGGAAACACAGGATATTCTTTTGGAGCACACTTACATTTTGAAGTAAGAAATGCGAATAATGTACAGATAAACCCAACAACATATGTAGGAGCAGATTTACCTATTAAAGAAAACCAAGAATTAAAAATAGAAGGCAGATACATAGTAAAATCAGGAGATACTTTAAGTGGAATTGCTAGTAAATATGGCACTACATACCAAAAACTTGCAAGGATAAATAATATAGCTAATCCAAATGTGATTTATCCAGGTCAAGTTATAAAAATAAATGGAGGAACGGTTGAGAAAATATATACAGTAAAATCAGGAGATACTTTAAGTGGAATTGCTAACAGTTATGGAACAACATGGCAAAATATTTATAACAACAATAGAGATATTATAGGCTCTAATCCAAATTTAATAAAACCAGGTCAAATACTTAAAGTTTAGTGATTAAGAAATAATAAAATTATTGAAATTTAAAAGCTTTACAGTTATTGTGGAGCTTTTAATTATGTGAAGGAGAAAAATATGAGTACATATACAATAAAAAGAGGGGACACCTTATCTGGTATTGCTAGTAGATATGGAACAGATGTATCAACATTAATGGGATTAAATCCATATATAAAAAATGCTAATTTAATATATGCAGGCAATAGTTTAAATTTACCAGGGCAACAATCAGCTCAACAAGTAACTCAACCAACAACTCAACCAACAACAACACAATCAACCCAAGCTGTGCAACCAACTCAAACTACTCAGCAATTAGCTGAAGCTTATGCAAAAAATCAAACAGCTAATACTACAAATGATACACAGGCTCTTTTAAATCAATACGAGAAGATTGCAGAACAGCAAAAACAAGGACTTGCAAAACAAAGAGAACTATCAGCAAGTCAAATAAACTCACAAAGAGCAGATGTACTAAAAACCTACAATGATAATGCAAGACAAGCATACATAAATTCAATGCTTGGAAAGAAAAATGTAGAGCAAGAATTATCACAAGCAGGTTTAAACACAAGTGGCTTAGTAGGCAGTGCATATGCAAATGTTGAAAATGCTTATGGAAATAATTTGGCAACTTTACAGGCATCAAGAGATAAATCTATAGATAGTATTAATAAACAATTAAATGAATCACAATTACAATATGATATTAAAGAAAATGAATTGCTGGCAGATATTGAAAATGCAAAATTAGAACTTCAAAAATATGGTAATGAATTGGCATACAAAAAATATCAAGACGCTTTAAGCAATTATATGGATTTTACAAATTATGACTACAATAAGAGTATAAGCGACAGAGACTATAATTATAAACTTGCAAGAGATAAAGTTGCAGATGATCAATGGCAAAAAGAATATGACCTTTCACTAAGAAAATATGAAGATAGTAAGAAAACAAGTAGTAGCTCAAGAAGTTCTGGAAGTTCTAGTGGTAGTAGCTCAAGAAGTTCTAGTGGTGTTTATGGTGGCTTTTCGAATACAACAGGAAATAGTAATCTAGATAATACAACAGAAACTACATTAAGTTCTTCTGGAGAAAATTTATATAATACGATTAAAAAGGGACAATCTATGTCTGGTTTGGGTGTAGGTAATTATATTAACAAACTGTTTAATAATAAAGATAATTTAAGAAACTACATATATAACCAAGTAGGAAATTCAATAAACGAATCTGATGCAGAAATTTTATTTAATAGATTAGGTTTGTAAAGGAGAAAAATATGAGTTGGGCTGAATATAAGAAAAAAAGAAAAGAGCAGGAGAATATGGAAACATCATATTCTCGAGAGAATAATGACAGCAATAATGAAACTTCATCTTGGCAACGTTATAAAGAAAAAAGAACAGAACAAGATTTACAACAAAAAGAGACAAATATAACAGAAAACTCTGTTATAGCACCAGCAAAAATAATAAATGATTTAACTAATACTAATGTTAAAAAAATAGAACAAAATACAGAATCTAAAATTAAAAATAGCAATATGAATAGCTTACAAAAAGAATCCGTGTTAAGAGCATTAGAAAATACTAACAATTCTTCTAATATGTTAAATTCAACACAAACTTTACAAAAATTAGAAAAAGAAGGTGCAAAAATTAAAAAAGTCAATCCCACTCTTGCAAATATTGAATATGTAGCTAAAAATTTTACTAAAAATGCAGGAGATGCAGTTAAAAATATGAATATTCATTTATTGGCTAATAGTGCAAAAAATGATGAAAGGTGGGCGGATGCTATTAATAGAAGTGGGTTTCCTGACTTTTTAGCTGATGATTATTCCAAAGAAAGAGATAGAAAATTAGAAAGAATAGCCAAACTCTATGAAAAAGTTTCAACCCCCGTGGAAGAACCTGTTGGACTTACAGAAGGAGGAAGAGTTGCAGGACAAGTATCTGGAACAATAGGAAGAATGGCACCTTCTGTTGCTCTTAGCCTTGTGCCAGGAGCAGGTTCTGTTTTATCAAGCACATCAATGGGAATGAACGTTTCGGGAGAAGATATTGGCGAAAGATTAAATGAGGGAAAAGATTTAAAACAGGCAACACTAAGTGGCAATTTAAAGGGATTGACATCAATGGGTATTGAAAAAATTACAGGAGGCATAAAAATAGGTGGGAAAGGTGCTTTAGATGATATTGTAGGAAATGCTATTGCAAGAAAAACCACTAATAATGTTACTAATTTTTTGGCTACAAAAGGTTATCAAATGGCTGGTGAAATTGCTGAAGAGAACATTGAGAATATTGCTGATTATGCTATTGACAAAATTATAGATGATAAAGATTTTCCAGAACTAAAGACAATATGGACAGAAGCAAAAGAAACATCTAAAATGACATTTTTGACGACATTAGCATTGAATTGCCTAGGATTTGGTGGAGAAAATTTAAGCACATACAAAGAAATGGAAAATATTACAGGTAAAACGTTGACAAAAACACAAAAAGAAAGTCTTAACAGAGTAATCGAAAATGTTCAAGACAAAATACAAAAAAATGAGATGCCAGGATTGTCTCAAAACGTTCAAAACAATATAGAGCAACAAACTATTCAAACAGATACTAAAACCGCTCAAAATCAAAATATGAGCCAAATAAGCGACACTAACGAAAACAACCTAAAAAACACTGCAATTAATGAAATAAATAACAGCAAGATATCTGAACAAGCCAAAAAAGACATGTTAAATGCAATTAATAGTATGGAAAATGTTGATGAAGAAAGTTATAATAATATAAAACAAACTTTAAATGAAATAAATAAAAATGAATTGCAAACAAATTCAAAATATCAGGACAATTTGGAAAGAAGAAAAAATTATGTAAAATACAAAGATGATATTAATACGTATGATAATAGTGCAGTAGAAGAAGTTTTAAGTATCATACCAACAAATAGAAATGGAAAAAGAACAGTAAATCAATGGTTACAAGTAGCTGATGAAATTGGCAAAAGAATATCAGGAAAAAGTAATGCAGAAATACAAGAAATAGCATATAAAAGTTGGTTTGAAAATCAACCTACAAAAAATATAACACAATATGATAGTGCTAGAAAAACGAGTATAGGTTTTCAAAAGTTAAATTCAGATATGTGGGTTAATAAAATAAATGAAGCAGTTTTAAAAGAAAGAACAAGACTAGAAAACACAACAAATTCTCAACAAGTTAATTTTAATAATACTCAAACAAACCAGGAATCACTATTTGAAGATATATTAAACAATAAAGAACTTCCAATGCAAAGCTATATATACGAAAAAAGTGATAATCCTAATGTAGATATTTTAAGAAAATCAGCAAATAAGTATCTAAACAATTCAGAACAAGCACATAAGTTTGTGCAAATCCTTGAGAAAATTAGCCAAGACAAAAATGTTGAAATAAGATTTGATGCAGATTTAAAAACACCTGAAGGAAAAATAGCAAATGGTTCATATTCAAATGGAGTAATAACAATAAACCCAAACTCTACAAGAGCTGGAGAATTTATTACAATACACGAATTAACACATGCAATAGGAACTAAGCAAATGGAAAATATAATAGAAAAATACAGCAAAAGCAATATAGAATTTAATGAGGAGACAAAAAAATTATTACAGAATTACAGTAATACAGAAATGAATGAAGAAGCTTTAGCAGATATATCAGGACAATTATTTGGAACTCAAGAGTTTATAAACAACATATCTCAAGACAATCCTAATGTATTCCAAAGAATTTATAGTGAAATAAAATACTTATGGCATCAGTTTAAAGGATATAAAACTCAAGACCAATTCATTGATGATTTGTATTATAAATGGACACAGGCATATAATGGTAATAATAAATTAAACAATACAGAAAACTATCATGTGAGTGAAAATTTAAGTGCAAACATAGATAATATATTAAACAATATACAAGAAAGAAATCCAGTCAAATTACGTGACTATACTCCATCAACATTAGTAAAAAATGGAGTAAAAGATTTACCTATGTATGAAAATCCTGCTCATATTAGAAAAAATATTTTGACAGAAAAAGAAGCAAAAAAAATTGGGTTATCAATTAATAGAAGAGATCACTATCATGGGTTAGGAAAAGATATCTATATAAAAGCTATAGATAGTTTAGATAATCCTCGAGTAATATTTAAAAGAAGTCAACAAAACAAAAATGGAAATTCAGAATACTTTGTCTTATCAATTGTGAAAGATAAATCCAATAATAATATAGTGATACCTATTGAAATTGAAACAAATACAAGAATTGGCAAAAATTTAATTAATATAAACAGAGTTGAAAGTGTTTATGGATATGAAAAACTAAATAATATAGACTTAAATGATTAC